AGAACGCCACGGCCTAAACTTGTTAAAGGGCGTTCCCCCTAAATTAAATTATGGGGGGGTTGCCCGTTTATAATTAGATTGTCGCTAGGTTCTAAAACTGTAACGGCTTGATCTAATTTCTTCAGATTAGCGTAGTTATACATATTTTTTCCCCTTCCTAGTAACTATCTAAAATTAATTCCATTTCTTGTTCATTTGTAATATCGTTTGTAAAGGCTCTATAAGCCGTATTACCAAGTTTCAAGGTAATATCTGCCGGCTGTTGTCCGACTGTCAGGCTACCACCTTCAAAATTAACGTTTGGATCATAAGCGGTAAGGCTTCCTAGCGCTCCATCCACGGAACTCAATTCATCTTGGAATGTCCCCGATAGGTCTTTATCAGTAAAGGCGTTAATAGCGCCTTGCGCCATGTTTCCTACTGATTTCGCTACTTGTTCGGCCTTACTGTCTACCCCAATAATGAAACCTTGGTCAGTGTATACCCCGAATTGACGGAATACCCGTGAAGGTGATTTAATACCAAGTAAACCTTTGGCCCAATTTATGGCGCCTTTAACAGCACCGCCCACGGCGTCAATAAGTTTTCCAGCGAACCCGGTTACACCTTTAACAAATCCTAGGATCAAATCCTTACCTACGTTAATCGCTCCACTAATAAAGTTTTTAGCGCCATTAACGGCGTTTGTAAAGGCTGTTTTAACCGCCGAAACCAAACGGGACCCAGCACTAGTAACCGTACTTACTACAGTATTCCAGCCGTTTGAAATTGTACTTCCGATATTAGACATGAAACTACTAATAGATGAAGTTATACCACTCCAAATGCTTGAAACGGTTGAAGAAATACCGCTTAAAATTCCGGAAATGAATGAACTTATACTATTCCAAATACTTGAAATAGTTGAAAAGATAGCGTTCATTACATTTGAGATAAGCGAACTTATTCCATTCCAAATTGCTGTTGCTGTTGAAGTAATACCATTCCAAATTGAACCCAAAAAGGAAACAATAGTATTCCAAATTGCTTGTGTACTTTGTACAATGACATTCCAAGCGCCTGTAATGGCTTGCTTGATAAGATCAAAGTTACCTGTAACAAGTCCCACAATAGTGAGCAAGATTCCAGCAAATACCGCCTTAATGCTGTTCCAAATATTGGACCAAATTTCTGAAATGGTGTTAAGGATTGTTTGAATGGTGTTCCAAATAGCTGTAAATACTGTTGTAACTGTTTGAGAAATAGCGTCCCAAACGGTTGAAACTACTGTAGAAAGTGTGTTCCAAATAGTATTCCAAACATCTGAAATTGTAGTCATGATCGTTTGAATTACGTTCCAAACCGCTGTAACCGCTGTTGTAACTAAATTCACAATCACATCCCAAATAGGACCAACCACCGCTACAATAGTATTCCAAATAGCTGTCCAAATTTGGTTCAATAGTTCAAGCCCGGCTTGAATAACTTGAGTAAGGCCCTGAATGGCGATTCCTACCGCCGTTTTGATACCTTCCCAAATACTCAAGGCGATCCCTTTGAGTGTTTCCCACGCCCCGGACCAATCGCCGTTAATGATCTGCATGATCATTTTGATAATTCCTAGAATTACATTCAAACCGGTTTCAACTACGTTCTTGATCAAGTCCCAAACAGTTTTAACCATTGGAACTATTGCGTTCCATCCAGCTTCAATAATTGGGGCAATGGCGTTTACAATCGTTTCTACTACCGACTTAATAGCGTTCCATACTGTTTCAGCCGTCTGAAGAATAAGCTGGTGATTTTCATTCCACCAAGAAATAAGGCTTCCAAAGATCTGTTTTACAAAGGCTACTACTTCATTAATGGCGCTTGATACAGCCTTAGAAACGGCCTGAAAGGCTGAGTTAACCTTGTCCCTAAATTCCTCACTAGATTTATAAAGACCCACTAAACCGGCCACAAATAGCGCGATAACACCGATCACGGCCCAAACCGGGGCGGTAATGGAACCTATTGCGGTACCGATCGAACCAAAAACGCCGGAAATAGCTGAACCCCCAGCCGTTGCACTTTGGAAACCAGCGATCAGGCTAGAAATAGCGCCTGAAACCTTACTAACTATCCCTACAATGGTACCGACTACCTTAGTAACCGTTCCTACTACCGTAAGGATTGGACCAGCGGAAACTACAATAGCGCCGATCCATTTTTGAAGTGGTGAAAGTGGTAAGTTATCCCAAATTGTGCCTAAAACCCGTACAATGTTATTTTTAAAGTTGATAATTGTATCTTTTAAGTTTTGCATTAGGCCCTTGATATCAGCGTTTTTCTGACCAAGGCCGGCCACAAGGTTTTGGGCTGAAGCCTTCATAGCTTCAAAGGATCCGGAAACTGTTTCACTTGCTTCTTTAGCTGTGGTTCCGGTTACTCCCAGCCGTTCCTGTGTAACGTGAATCGCTTGAATTAACTTATCAAACGGAATGTCTTTCACGTTTTTGGCCGTAGCCTTGAAGCTGTCACCCATTACGCCGGATTCATTAACCAGCCGGGCCATTTCTTCCTGTGTACCACCATAACCAAGTTTCAAGTTATCAAGCATGGTATAGTTATCTTTTGCAAAACCTTGATAAGCGTTTTGAATGTCTGAAATGTTAGTGCCGAACTTGTTCGCATTATCAGACATATCAACTATAGCCATATCCGCATATTTGGCGGCCTGTGCTGTATCACCACCAAGCCCCTGAAGCAAGCTAGCACTGAATGAAGTTACCTGTTCCATGTATTTCACACCGGAAACACCGGCCCGCTTGTATGCTGTTTCTGAATTTTTGATAACAGTATCAGCGGAACCTTTAAACATGGTTTCAATACCACCTACGGCCTGTTCAAGACTTGCAAACGACTTGACAACTCCACCGATAGCACCAACCACCGGCAAAGTGAAACCGGCTGTCATTCCGGCCCCTACTTTCATCATGGAATCACCGACGCCATGAAGGGACCCGCTTAATTTTTCAAGACTTGACCCGGTTTGATTCCGTAAGCTTTCCAAAGAGCTTTGGGCTTCTTTTAAACCGCTTCTAAAATCTGAAACGTTCGCTTTCAGTATGGCCGTTACGTCAAAATCTGCTCCCATTAATTACCCCCTTTCCTTGCTTGATTTATTAATCTGTTCCGTTCCGCCATGTCTAATTTTTTAGGCGGTACGGTTTCTTTTGTAGGTTGATTTTTTTGGAAAATCCTGTCAAATTCTTCTTTATGGTTATAAAATTCTTCAAAATTCTTAAACGCTGGACGGGCTGACTTGCCCCGGCCTTTTTGCGCTTTAACAGATTGATTAAACCAAGCCTGAATAGCGGAGTTTAGGCGCTTATCTTCTTGCTGAATAGCGTAGGCCATGTTATAAATCTCAAATTCTTCTAGCGTGGTCCGCATTGCTTCCCGGAAGGTCATACCGTGCCGGGCAATAAGGAGCGCTAGGGCTTCATCATAGCCAAAATTAGAGCTTGACGGGTCGGAGTTCCCTACTCTACTAGGTTCATGGCCTTTTTGAGTAGGGGCGACGCTTTTAACTCATTAACCAAGTCTTCAATAACTTTGTCATACTGATCATTTAAGATCAGTTCTTCAAGGTGTTTCTCAATAGCTTCGTTTGACGGCTTTTGTGCTTCCGTAACTGTTCCGGCCTTGATCACGTCGATAAAGGCCAAAGGGTCATTCAAAGCTTTTCCGGCATTAAATAGCGTCATAGCACCATAGCCGGTTTTCATTCCTTCAAGTTCCGCTGAATGAAGCTTGTTCATTTCACGCAAGAAACCAATTCCAAAATGTAAAGTGTATTCTTTTCCGCCAATAGTTAAGATCATGTCTTTTTTCTCCTTTAAATCCAAAAAAATAAGGGGCTTTTAAAGCCCCTGAAAAATTAGAGTGTTTGGCCTGTGCCTTCACCCTCTTTTGCCAAAGTGTGGTATTCATATTGTGCCTTGTTAACGGCTGATTTTTGGGTTTCTGTAAGCGTGTCAGTACTGATCACACCGTTTCCATCAATAGCCATTTCATAAGTAAGTTCCACTTTATCATCAGCGGGCGCGGAAATTTCAAAGTTTTTGAAAAATCCTTGGTAATATTCCACATCATATTTTTCCTTCCCACCTTCTTCAAACTTACTTGCTAGGTCCACAATCCAAACTTCAATTTTATCCGTATTGCGGAACCAAGTGCGCATTTCTTTCCACATATTGACCGTGTCTTTATCTTCACGGTAAGCAAGTGAAGTAAATTCGCCTGAAGTCTCACCGTCTGAAACTGAGTTAACTACTCCGTCTTTTGTTTTCGTGGTTTCTACTTCTTTTTCAGCGTTTAAAGTCAATTCCGTTTGGAATCTTACTTTTCCGGCGTCTTGTTTCTTTTGATCTTTAACACGTCGGAAAAACGCGATAAAGTCTTTTCCTTGAATTAATTCTGCCATTTGTTATTTTTTCTCCTTTTTCGTATAGGTAAAAGAAAAGTCCAAAACCACATGAAGCAATGGTTGGACATCTGTGTTATCGGGTATGATCTGTTTATCTGTCATAGTGTGATTCAAATTATATTCCCACTTCCCGGAAATATTCTTGACAAGCGTTTCTAAATAGGCCGAAATATCGTCCAAATAGGCCCGCTGTTCCCTTGTAGCGTAAATATGGACCGTTTGGCCCACCGTTCCCCAAAGGTCGTTATTTTGGGCTTCCTGTGCCGTATTTTCGCCTATGTAAATAAAGGGGTATTTTGTCCCAGCTTCCGGCAAAAAATCAAAAGTTGGTGCTTTTGCTTCCGCCAACTGATAAATTAATCTAAATAATTCATGGTTTGGCGTCATTTGAACACCCCTTTCATTACGTTTGTCATGTCTTCTTGAAATTGCGGTTGAATGTCCTTAACGGCTGGGCGCATGAATGGCGTCCCCGGTTGAAACCGGGTCCCATATTCCTGATATCCGGAATATCCGGCTTGTGCGTGAATATGTGCTTCCATTCCGGGGTAAGAAGTAGTAATATGATTTTTTAAAAAGCCCGTGTCTTCAGGGGCTTTCTTCTTTGCTACTGCCTTAGTACGTTCACCGTTATTTTTTAAGACGGCTATAGAAAGCTTTACGGCGTTTGGGTGTGCGTTTGAAATGGTCATGGTCAACTTTTCCAAGCCGTGCCATTTAACATTAACCATTGCTAGGCCCTACCTTTTTCAAGCGTACAGCCCCTTTTATAGGGGCGTCAATCGCTTCAGTAGGTTCATAGGTATCGCCATTAAAAACGGCCTGATCAAAAGGCGCTTGCTCTTTTTGGAACCGGCAAGAAATCACTGTATCTGTCCGGTTTCCGTACAATTCAAACACCTTTGATTGAGTGACTTTATTCACCAAGCAAGGGACTATTACAGTCTTTCTTGCTTCCGTTTCATACTTATCCGTTTCCGGGTTGTATTTCTTACGCCCCCCACAAATTAAGGTAATTCGGTTCGGTGTCTTCATAGGAAAAACACCTTTCCACGCTCCCGCTGTGATCCGTCTAGGCCAAAATCCTTGTTAAGAATGGCCATGTACGGCTTAAAAAGGTTATCCCATTCCTGATAGGTAACAGAATAACCGTCAACCGTTTCAGACGTTACACCCTCGGAACCTTTCCGGCCGTATAGCTTGTATACCACATTTTCGATCATGAAATTATACTTACTAGCGATTTCTGCCGTGCCTGTCAGGCCTTTGAAATAACTTTCAGCGTCTTCCACTAAATCCGTCAACAGATCGTTTTCTAAATTGTCAGTCGGATCAATACCCAACCGACGTTTTATTTTTGCTAGTTGGGTTACTTCCATCTGCTTTTATTCCCCTTCGATAGTTTGGGCAAGTGCTACTAGATCCGTTTTTTTGGCGTCTGCTTCATATTCTACGCCTGATTTTTCTAGTAACTCTTTCAATTCTGCCACTTTCAATTTTTCAAGTGGTTTTTCTTCAGCTTCTTCAGCCGGTGCCACTTCTTCGGTCGGTGCTGGTGCTTGTGCTTCCGCTTTACCTTCCGCAATAATCACACCTTTACCGACTAATTCAGCAATTCGGGCGCCTGATACAGTGAAATCAGGGCGCGGGTATAGGTCACCGACTTCATAAAAGCGGTTATTATCTTTGGTATCAATGATATTTTTAGTTACAATATAAGCCATTGACTACCCCTTTCTAATTAATTAGACGTTTTCAGCGGAAGCGGTCAATTTAGCAAACGCGTTTGCCTTAGTAACCATTACAGCGATATCCATAGTTACACGAACCGCTACCATTTCTTGTTCAAATAGATTGATTGGTGTACCATCTGAATTTTTCATGGTTGAAATTTGGCCTTCTTCAGAAATCTTGAAGTTAATGTTATATGGAACACCATAAATCAAGCTGTTGAAGTCACCAGCCAAAAGGTCGCCTTTCTTGAATTGTTTAGATTTAAGGTCAACCGTAGTAATACCATCAATGGTATTAGTTGCTTTGTCGTAAATTGTTTTCTTGTCACCGTCACGGCTTTCACGCAATGCAGAACGGTTTTGGATTTTAGAAACAAAGGCATTAGGGTTGATATCAGCTTCATAAAGCTTATCTTCCAATTTAAGAAGGTTTTCATAGTTGATAGGACCAACTACAACTTGGCTTGAATCTTTAGCGGACTTAGCTACTGAGTTTGCAAAAGGCGTTTCATGGCCCAAAAGTCCAGCTTCATCAATCTTAGTATAGAAAGCTTCCACGATCTGCGGTTTCATGTCTTCAAAGAATTTTTCCCATGTATAGTTAAGGGCTTCACGGGAAGCAACTAGGATAATACCCAATTTGTGAGCTTTAAGAGTAACCGGAACGACTTCAGGTTTATCAGTCTTGATTTTTTCAGTTTCGTTTACCCAATAAGCTGAAACTCCATCCGTTTGAACGTAAACGGTTTTTTCTTGCAAACCGTCCATTTCATGATATTGCCCAAGTTGCATTACTACGGAATTTTCTGCTACGTCCTTCATAATGATATCAGTCATTTTCTTAGTAAAAGTTCCGTCTTTCTTTTCTGAAACCAATACTTTATCCGGGTTAAAAGTTTGTACTGTCATATTTTAAATTTCTCCTTTAAGGTGTCTTATTTAATGATTCGGGAATTTCGGAAAATTTCCCCTTTATCTGTGCTTTCGGCCCCGTTAAGTTCGGAAGAAACTTTAGGGGGTTCAGATTGCGAATATTCAGCCTTGATCTCGCTGATAATGCTTTCAAGGTCTGAAATAGCTTGTAAAGTACCTTCAGCGGTATCTTTAACAACAAAAGAAATCACTTTATCATTGACCGGAAGTTTCCGGCTAGAAAGTGTTTTGATAGCTTCGTCTGTCAATTCTCGCTTTGTTTGTTCTTTCTCTAAACCTGCGATCTTATCTAGTAAAGCTTGTTTTTCTGCTTCAGCTTCTTTCCGGCGGTATTCTTCCAATTCCTTGCCGGTCAGTTCGCTTTCTGCCTTGTATTTTTCCAAGGCTTTAGAAATTGCGTCCGCTGTATCTTTGGAGTGTTTTTCTTCCATAGATTTCAAACGGCGTTGCATTTCGGCCACTGATACCATCTTTTCCGGTTCCTGCGTCGGATTGCTAGCTTGTTCCTCAACCGTTTCCGGTGATTGTGGTTCAACAACCTGTGTATTTTGATCTTCTGCCATTAGTAGGCTCCTTTCTACGCTTTTACGGGCAACCCCCCCGAACTCATGCAACTTTTTGTGTCTTTAGCACGGTTTGGACAAAGAAAAAAAGAAGGTGAAATTTTAATTTTCATCTTCTTTGTTAAGTTTCAACAATCATAGTTGAACAAGCAGAAACAAAAATATTTTTTATCTCTAGTTCACAATTTAAAAAATCTACCGGATAATCTCCATCTAGCCATTTTTCATTATGTGTTACGTTGAAATAAGTTTCTTTTTCCACAAATTCAGCAAGCTCTTTTACTTTCATTGTTCATCTTCTTCATTTAGTTTAAAATCGTTTAAGGTGCTACCACCTTTTTTATATTTTAGTTCGATATGGCCATAGCCTGAACACCTACAATTAGGGTGCATAGGGTACATATTCACGCCCTTTTCAAGTTCATCAACCGGAAAGGCTTTACCGTCCAAAGGGGCGCATATTTCACATGCTCCCGGTTCAGCTACAAAAATAAAATGTGTGAACTCATTAGCCACCAGCATTTCTTTTTGTGTGTCCGCATTGATCCGGGCTATTTCTGTCTTGATCAACCTTTCAGCACTTGACCCGCTAGGGGCCGCGTTTTTTGGGCGGCCGCGTCCCCCGCCCTTCTCTCGCCCT